ACGGCGGTCGGGATAGGATGACTCATGCTTGCGTTTTACTCCGGAGGTGTCACGCGGGTAAGGCGGGCGGGGTGACAGCCGATTACCCCGCCACCCGATACACATGCTGCCGGCTCACGCCAAGCCGTTCAGCGACTTCGGCCGCGGAAAGCCCGGCAGCACGGGCGGCGCGGATGGCAGCATGGCGCTCCTGGCAGTTCATCGCCGCGACGCTGACGATGTAGTGACGATCGCCGCCCTGCTCCTGCCTGATCTTGCGCTCCAGCGGCCGCAGGTGTTCGCGCGGCAGTTTCATTTCGGCGGCGACCAGATCGAGGGCGAACGAAAGAAAATCCATTGAAAAAATTCCTTTTAACTTTTAGTTGGGCGTCACTTCAGTATCTGTTTCAGCGCCCAGTATTCCGGGTTAAAAACCGCTGCAACAATGCTCGAAAAACATGCTCCTGAAATGATTGCAACAATCAGCCCCGAAACAAAAACGCTTATCCATGCAAGGCCAACTCCTACGTCATCGTTCCAGTCGGCACTTGGGTATCTATCATTTTCTGTTGCCGCAGGCTTTGTCGTCTTTCGTTGCACAAACTTTGCCCACATGGCCACGCCAAATACCCAAGCCGCAATCACCACCAAATCGGTGGCGGCTGAAATTGGCGCCTGCTTCAGCAGCACGCTCCAAAGGTATTCTGCGGTTGTTCCAAGCTTCTCGGCCAATGTCGTAAGCGCTTGCAATGTTTTCTCGTCCATCTCAATCTCCCGTAAAAACCGGCCCAACTCAACGGTCAACAAGACCGCCGAAATGAGCGTTGTTCGTCAAATAACCACCGGTCGCGGCGGCTTGTTACCTAAGCGTTCGGCGTCAAGCGGCCGGCCAGCAGTGTGAATGCAGCCGCAGCCACTCGCGCCACCTGTCCATTTCCAGCGGCTGCAAACCTGTTTGACCGATGGGCCACCCCATCAGCCACTCGACCCACTCCGGGTTCAGTTGCCCACCACCCGGAAGGGTCCGCACGAACTCGGCCGGTGCCAACGCACCGCTCCTGAACTCGTCGCTTCGCTCGCTCATCGCCTTGGTCGGGGTGCCTAGCCACAATCCAGATTCGTTCGCGCAGGTGTGGAGCCCCAAGGTCGGCAGCGGATAGCACACACCACGCAGCATCAAACCCGAGCGCGGCCAAGTCTCCAAGAACTGTTCCGAGCCCTCGAAAAGTGAGGGCTGGGCTGTTCTCCACGAACACGAATGCGGGTCGAACTTCGCTAACCACTCGCGCCATGTGTTTCCACATTCCTGATCGTTCGCCATCTATGCCGGCTCGCTTTCCTGCGGTGCTGATGTCCTGGCAGGGAAACCCGCCTGACACCACATCAACAGCGCCGGCCCAAGGTCGGCCGTCAAAGGTCTGCACGTCATCCCATATCGGGAAAGGCTCCAGAACCTTATCGTTTTGTCGCTGGGCAAGTACACCTGCGGCATAGGGCTCCCACTCGACGGCGCAGACAGTGCGCCATCCGAGGAGCTTGCCTCCGAGAATGCCTCCACCAGCGCCCGCGAATAAAGCCAGCTCACGCATACATCCTTTCGTCTTCCACCAAGCCGCCGAACAGGCAATTCAAGCGGACGGCCGTTGGCCGCCGCTTAATTGCACGTTAGATGGCCCCGCACAGCAACCGCCATGCGCTCGCAGCCACTCGTGGTACTTGTGCATTTCCAAGGGCGCGGAGTCGGTCCACCCTTCGGGGAACCCCATCAACCACTCGGCCCACGTTGGGTTCACGCGGCCAGTCGAGGACGTTGATAGCCCTTCCACTTCTGCCAGCCGGCTCGCCAACGTGTCGGCCTTGCCGCGGTGCCTGCCGCCACACTTGGCCCCAATGGAAGCTGTAAGCGTCGGCCAGAATCCAGAGTCTCTTTCTCTCGTGGGGAGCATTGGCGTTGTCTGCGCCAAGCACTCCCCATCGAGCATCAAACCCCATTGCGGCCAGGTCGCCGAGTACGGTTCCAAGTCCCCGAGCAGTGAGTGCTGGGGAGTTCTCCACGTACACGAAGCGGGGTCGAACTTGGCGAACCACCCGCGCCATGTCTCGCCATAGGCCGCTCTCAGGCCCATCAATCCCAGCTCCTGCGCCTGCAACGGAAATGTCGGTGCAGGGGAATCCGCCTGCAACAACATCCACGGCTCCAGCCCAGGGCGCGCCGTCAAAGGTTCGCACGTCGTCCCACACGGGGAAGCGCGGCAAGATGCCGTCTCGCTGGCGGTCGAGCAGGCTTCGCCGTGCTTCGGCATCAAGCTCAACAGCGCAGACGGTGCGCCATCCAAGGAGTCGCCCTCCCAAGATGCCGCCTCCTGCTCCTGCAAATAGTGCCAACTCACGCATGCATCCTCTCGTTTATCCACCAGGCCATCTAACCCCTCAGTGCACCGGACTGCCTACGGCAGCCGGTGACTTCGATCGTTATGCGCCAAGCACCGCAACCGTGCCGCACGCGGCGCATTGGCGAAACACCAGCCCGCCGCCGCTGCTGATATGCCGCAGTTGCGGAGCCTGGCACTTTGGGCAATAGCCGCGCTCGGCACGCTTGGCGGCTAGCTTTGTCATCACTGAGGTTTGCAGTTGCGCAGCGGTGTATTCCATTTACCATCCAATGGTGGGGGCGATGCGGCGCGGTGGCGCGTGGCGTTTTTTCGGTTGCGGTGCGGGGGCGGCCGCGGGGTGGGCGTTGGCCGTCGGCGATGCGCTGGCGACTGGCACCGCGGAAACGGGCTCGGCCACCGCGGACAGACGCACCGGCGGTTGTGCCGGCAACGGCCCGGCCAGACGGTTGGCGGCCAGAGCCAGCAGCAGGCAGTCGAGCGCCTCGTTGCGCGGCCGCAGTTGCTTCCATTCGGAAAACACCCGCGAGCCACGCAGCCGCTTGACGAGCTGCTCGGCGGCAAGCTGCGCGAAGTATTCCTCGTCGAACGCGGGATCGGCCGGGAAGTGCAGATAGCCAGGGCCCGGCTTCGGCAGGCGCAACCGGGCGTAGATCAACGACTTGCCCTGATCGACGCCAAGAGGCTCGATCGGCTGCCCGCGCTTGCGGCGCACCCTCAGCCGCATGCGTCGGCGGCGTTCGTCCTCGATCAGCGGGCGGCCCATGCCGGGGATACCTTTCGTCGGCAGCGCCCAGGATTTCCCGGCGACGAACGCCATGACCATCGAGGTGTTATAGCCAGCATCGATGCAGGCCATGCCGACGCGCGCAGCGCGCAGAACCTCGCCCAGATCCTCCCACACTTCCGGGCAGGCGGTGTCGCCGGGGAGCACCAGGTGGTCCAGCAGCCAGCCCTCATCTCCGACGCCCCAGGCGACAAAGGACGCTTCCAGGCGATCCTTCTGCACATCGACGCCGGCGGTAATGCGCAGCACGCGGCGGGCGGCGATCAGGCTGTCGAGCGTGTAGGATTCGACTCGGGCGAGCACGCTGGCGCCGTCGGCGCCTTCGCCCTCCTCGCGCCAGACTTCGCCGAGGTAGGTGTTCACAAACGCCTTCATGGCGGCCGTATCGCCCTGCACGTCAATCCACTTCTGGGCGATCTGGCGCCAGGTCAGGCCCAGCCCGGTGGGAGCGTACAGTGCGTTGATGTGGTAGCCGTGCGTCAGCTTGACATGCGGCCGTTCGGCGATCCAGCGGCCGGCGGCGAGCATCGCGCTCTTCTCGCCTTCGCCAATCTCGGAGCCACAGGCCGTGCAGGCGTACCACGCCGCGGTGACCACCTTCTGCTCGGTGGCGCCGACGCTGGACTGCTCGCCGATGGCGGTGTGATAGCGCAGGTTGCCGAACTGCAGGTGCTGATACTCGCCGCAGTGCGGGCAAGGCACGTGATAGCGGCGGCGGTCGCTGCGCTGGTACGCCTGATCGATGCGCGACTCGTGCTCATTGGTCGGGGTCGAAATGAGGAAGGTTTTGGCGCGTGAGAACGTGCGCTGGCGGTTCTCGATCAGCGTCATGGGGTCGCCCTCGCCGCCGACATCCCACTTGTACGCGTCGACCTCGTCGCAGATCACGTAGGGCAGATGATCGGAGCGCAGCGAGTCGGCTGAATTGGCGCCCGCCTTGATCAGCCGGACATTGGCGCCGTATTCGAGGATGTCGGCACGGTTGGCGCTGCTGCGCGACGCCCGGCTGACGATCTCCTGCAGGCCGGCGTTCTCGGTGATCATTTTCGACAAGCGCGGGTTGAACGATCGGTCGCGCAGTTCGAGCGAGGGAACGACCACCATCATGTCCCGGTTGCCCAGGTGGCGCATGGTGTAGTCGATCCAGTT